CCCTCTTTGTAAATAAAAACCTCTCCTGATAAATATAAAAAAGTGTATAGTTTTATTCGCTGTGCATAGTTTAATTTGCTTAATGTATCAACACCCGGGCCGTTCAGTATTTCATTGCCTGCACTATCAACAGGGTAAAAAGGTATTTTAGCAGCGGAGTTTGCAAGCCTCGTAACAACACTGTATATATCATCAAATAATTGGTACGATTCAATCTCGCGGTACACCTGCCAGGTAGGAAACACAAGTGTTGTCATGTGTTGCAGTGCAGCATTAATATTTGATGTCTGTAATGCCTTTACGGCCTGTATAAGCTGCGAATTATCTTTACGCAATGCTTTGATACCAAATATATCCATATATTAATATTTAGCTGCCACGAATCCTACCTTTGGCACAAGTTCAAAATATTCTCTCATCATTATTGCATCTGCAAAGTCAGGTGATCTGCCTAACCTTTCTTTAACCTGATCCTTCGGAACAACACCTTTTTTTGCGTCTTTATCCATATTCTTTTGCTTCACCTGTTCAAGTTCTTCAATGATCAGATTTTTTATAGTGATGTCTTCGCAGTCCAAATATAATTCTTTTCTGCAAATACGCTGCGCTACCCGAAAGTAGCACTGTGATTTTAGGTTGTCGTAATTCTCACGAATGCGGTTACCATTTGTATCAATAGGGCCATCCGGCGAAGGTAGTGCAGTGCTGTTATTTACAAACCCTTTAAATTTCATGAAGTCAACTATACCGCCACCTACGCCGTCCTCATCCACAATAATATCGCTGTTGCCTATTCCCATGCGGTAGCGCATATCTTCCAATAAAGCCCCGGTTACGTCAAGCGGCTGCTTGTTGTATGCTTTCACCTTGCCCCTCCAGCCATCCCACTCAATAATCACAATACGGTCACCGCCCAGGCGCGCAACGTCACAGCTTATTTTTTTATCACCGCCTTTAACATGGGTATTGGTGAATATATCGCAAATACTGTCATAATCCATCAGCGCAGCCGGATCGTCATCATATTCCCAGTTACCGTACAGTAAACGCTGCTTACTTACTTCGTCCAGTTTCCTAAGATTGGTTACATAAGTAGGGTCAATGTCCGGGTTGTCGGTAACAAGCGATTGCACAAACTTACGGTATGGTAAAATAGTTCCGTCCCTGGAAGGTCTGTAAAATTCCTGATATGCCCAGTTTTTAGCAGGGTTGCAGGTCATAAGCAGTTTCGGCACTATACCATATTCTGTAATGTTGTGCCTCATCCTACTGGCAAGTATATTCTTTGCCTTTGCTGTAACCTGGTTTGCCTCATCAATAAAGCCGCCTGTTATTTCAAGTGAACCCAATTCATCGAAATTAGGATCTGAAGGATATAGCTCTAAATCCTTCATCAGTATAACCGATTTATTTGGGAATAAAATACAGTTGGCGTATTCTTTATGGTGAGGGGAAGTAACCTGAAAATCTGTATCAATCTTCAGTCCCTGCATTTTAGCCATCTTCAGGAATGAAATGTAGGTTGTTTCTTTCAGCGTTTTCATGCTTGCCCTACCCATCACCCACCTGCTCTCAGGGAACTTTAATGCTGCTTTGCCTAAGAAGTAACAGCCAAGTATTGATTTACCACCGCCAGCCCCGCCACCAAATAAAACCTCAGTTGTGGCGTTGTCTTCAAGGTAATCAAGTGCTATGGTCTGTTTGAGGTTTAGCTTCATAGGTTTTGGTTTCATTCCAGGTTACAGTAGCTGCAACGTTTGCGGTTATTTCGGTAGGTATAAGTTTAGCTGCTATTTTATAAAACTCTGTGGTTTCTGCTTTCGCCCAGGTTGTAAGGTTTGCCTGTGGGTCTGCCTGCAAATCATTGAATACAGCTAATACGGTTTCCTTAACAGTTTTCGTAAACTTGTTTTGTCCTCCTTTCTTTCGTCCGCCCTGACCGGGCTTAAAACTTGTACTGTTTCCCATAATGCTAAATTACAAATATTTCTCAATATCGGTTATCGGCTTAATCCGCAACAGGTCACCCCGGTGCTTCAGATAATCATCAAAAGTATAACCACCGTCATAAGCCTGCCTGATTCCGGTCACTGATTTCCATACAACCGTGCAGCCGTTGTCAAAGTCAAAGGTAATAAAATCTATATTTTCATACTGCCCCAGCTTCATTGCGAATTTATACACGTCACCCCACCATCGTTTCGTTTCACGTGGAACCCTGGTGCCGGGTTCGTCCTCCGGCAAAGTATCATGAATAACAATAAATCCGGCAACATTCAGGCAGCGCAAAGAGTTTTCAAAGTCACGCTTAACCTGCTCTGCTTCGTGGTAGCCGTCAATGAAGATTAAACTGCGCTTTATGTATTCGGGGAAGTGGTTAAAGTATTGGTCTGATGTGATGTGAAATATACCCTCTCTGTGCTCCAACGCGGCAGGATCGCAACCCTCTTTATCTTCACACCCTATCTTATCAAAATTGTTCGCCGGATTCTGCACACCAATTTCAAGATATGATAACAGTTTATACTTCCCAGCCAAATAATTCAGTAACTCAGTATGGTTTTTCATTGCCTTTGATTGTAGTGTTTATGGTACTTAAATTCTTTTGATTGTGAATAATCCCATTTGTAAGTATGAATAAAATCAAAAACCCGTGATACATAAGCAAACGCCAACTGATCACGAACGCTGAATTTACACACTTCATCCCACCATTCATAATGCAGCGAAATATTGTCAAGCGTGTTTTCCCTGAGCAATATGCCCGATGTGATTATACCGTTGTTAGCAGGTAACTTCATTTCTGCATAGTGTGTTATCTGCCTGTTTATTTCTTCAGCATCACCGCGCCTGTTTACAATACATGTACGTGCTTCATGATACACATCATTGCGAAGCGGGTGCGCTGCACATGAAAACGGCGCTTTAAACCTTTCATTCCACCAGTCGTTTAAGTCTTTGTTTATCTGAAAACTGGCATCTATCCACATTGAATATTTCCACTGAATCCAGCCCAGTATCTTCATTTTACGTGCCATGCGCTGCGGCGTTTCCGTTAACTCAATCTGCCTTATCTCCCATACGTTTGATGTTAACGGCTGGTCAGTAAAACACACGTAATCCCATCCGGGCGTTATAACCGTTGGTTCTTTCAGTTCCTCGTAATTTCCGAATAATGCGGTGTAGCAGACTTTATTCATAAACTTTTTGCCAGTGTTTTATCATTTCATCCATCATTGATTTAAACGTGTATGTAGGTTTCCAGCCCAACGCCTTTATGTTGGTAGCATCACCGCAAAGATAATCCAGTTCATTCGGACGCTTCAGGCGGTCATTGATTCGGATGCAATCCTTACCCAATATGCCAAGCCTGTCACGTACATAATACACCATATCCAACACGCTCCTTGTTTCCCCAGTTGCAACAACCATATCGCACGGCTCTTGCTGCATGATCAAATGCATAGCACGTACATAATCGTATGAGTGCCCCCAATCCCGGTAACTGGTCAAATTACCCAGTTCAATATGATCATCTAATCCTTTAGCAACCCGGACCAACCCCTTAACAACCTTGTTTGTAACAAAGTTACTGCCCCTGCGTGGTGATTCGTGGTTAAACAGAATACCGTTGTAAACTTTAAGTCCGTAAGATTTACGGTATACACGGCAAACATTATAAGCATACAACTTTGCACTACCGTACGGGCTAACCGGATGCATCGGTGTTGTTTCACGTTGGTAGTGGTCGGCATCTACACTACTGCCAAACATTTCAGAAGAGGAAGCCTGATAAAACTTTGCATCCGGGCAAATGAACCGCATACTATCCAGTAAATTTATAACCCCGTGAGCGTTTACCTGTGTTGTGTATTGCGGAATATCAAAAGAGATTCGCACATGACTTTGCGCCGCCAGGTTATAAATCTCATCCGGCATAACCTGCCTCATAGCATTTTGAATGCTGTGTGTATCGGTCAGGTCTGCATACATGGTAGTAATAGGCAGGTGACCTATGCGGCATTCCTGATTCTCAGGTGTACTGTTGCGCCTGATAGTTCCGTAAACCTCATAGCCAAGCGATAACAGATATTCGCTTAGGTAGCTACCATCTTGTCCGGCTATGCCGAATATTAGTGCTTTTTTTGCCATAGTTTCATTTTAGTTAAATCAGGCCAATCTTCCACAGTCCAAATGCGTGGCGGTGTTTTAATCGCTTCCGGTAGTTTATCTAAACCAAGTTGCGCCGTTTCCGGTGTCATGTAGTAATGGTACCCAATTGTGTCAATATCCTGCTCCCGCCAGGGGATATTCGGAAGCCTGCCATCGTAAGACATTTTTTTCAGATCAATGTACTGCTGATGTGTTTGGCAAAGTATCATACCGCCACGCCCTAAAGATAAGTGCTTCTGATACTGGAAGGATAGGCACATGAAAGTATTTTCTCTATAACTACCCCTGCGCCATAAAACAGCGGCATCAGCAACGTCATATTTTGCATGATTATCAACAACCAAATATGCACCTTCCCAATCAGAATTTACCCACGTAAGTTTTATCCCTAATTTACTTGCCAACATAGGAACAGATAGATAAGTTCTATGAGGGCAAACTATTTCATTTACTTGTAAATACCTCAAACACAACTCAATCCCATGTGTGCAGCTATCAACCGCAACGGCAAACGGAGAACCGAAAAAATCAGCAATAGCCCGTTCAAATTTTTCTACCACCATAAAACATAGTTTGTTTCACGTTCGCCGGGAATATCAGCTATTCTTTGAGCGTACGGAATATTTACAAAATCAGTATTGCAGGTTATATAGCCGTGATTTGCTTTGTTCACAATATCCTGAATGTACATGCTGTTATCGGGAATTTCACTCAGGGCGTAATTGCTGATAACTAAATCACATGCCCTGCCCTCAATGAACGATATACATTCAACCGGGTAATCTTTAAGGAACCTGCGCTGTAGATCACACACTTCAGGAAGATCAATGATTGTGTATGATTTAACTTTACAGTCATCACAAATAACCTTCGCTTGCCCGCCATAACCGCCACCTATTTCGATAATATGCATACCGTTAAGCGATCCGAACAATTCAACCAGCCTTTCATACACTACCTTGTACTGCTCAGGCTTGTTAAACATATTCATCAAAACAGGGTTGCTTTGAATGTCATCCAATTCAACATTCTTACACTCCTGTAAATATTTCTCACGGGCTTTGCCCTTAATCATCCATTCAGACATAACATTCAACGTTTAAAGATATTAGCTGTCCGTCAATATGAGCGGCGCTATGGTCATCATACCTGGCATGTTCAGTCCGCCAACGGTTGTACTTATGCGGTGTTTTAAACCCGGCTATGATCAATACCTCCATAAGGCTATACAAGTCATAAACAGTCTTGTGGTAGATGCCGCCCTCCCATTTGCCATACAGCGGGCCTAAGAAACTATCCAGTGTACAGGATTTGTTTTTAACGTACAGTTTAGCCATTGCCTTGAAATCGGGCGTAGCGATCCTTAAAATACCTCCCGGCTTTAATACACGTTTCCACTCCCGCAAAACGGATTTTATCTCTGTTCTG